ACAATAGATGAAATGCGGTTTTTGGAAGCACTTTTCAACGTTTCGTAGCCCAAATTGAGTACTCACGCCCTTGAAAAGTGCTTCCAAAAACCGCATTTCATCTTTTGTTCCCCCTTCCAAAATCTTCGTTTGGGTGGGATAAACTTTATGCTCCCCAACCCAACGAAGTTTTTGGAAGGCCGAACAAACATTTCAGAACGCGTTTTCGAAGCACTTTTCAATAAGGGTAAACTTTTCAAGGGTGCGAGTAACGGTTTGGGGATACAAAACGTTGAAAAGTGCGTCGAAGGCGGTATGGCGAACACAAAACTGCGCAATTTCGCACCCACGACTTAACGAAGGAACGTTCATACGTGAGTACTCAACAATCAGGCTACTTTCCAATGGACACTGAAACGATGCAAACGAAATGTGTTCAATTGGCCTGAACTTTGAGTAGTCACGTATGCACGTTCCTTCGTTAAGTCGTGGGTGCGAAATTGCGCCATTTTTTGTTCACTACATGGGTGAAGGAGCATTCTGAGAGGTTGGTTCGGCCGTCCCAAATCTTCATTTGTAAGGGAAGGGGGGAGTTAGATGGCCGATATAACACGGTCATCGGCCCATGACATCGGATTGTTCGCCCACGCATGATCGCTCCGTCGGGTCGGGTAAAACCAGCATGAAAACGTAGATAAGAACACTCGATAATATAATGGCCATTTCAACTGCCATTTTAAATGTATGCTCCCCAAACGAAGATTTTGGAAGGAGGAACAAAAGACGAAATGCGGATTTTCCGAACTTAAATTTATGCTCCCCAAACGAAGATTTTGGAAGGATTGACAAAAGATGAAATCCGGATTTTTCGATATACTTTGCAATGGTTCGTAGCCCAAATCGAGTACTCACGCCCTTGAAAGGTATATCGAAAATCTGGATTTCATCTTTTGTCAATCCGTCCAAAATCTTCGTTTGGGAGGGATAAAATTTCGAAGCACTTTTCAAGGGCGTGAGTACTCAATTCCAAGAACTATTGTAAAGGGCTTCGAAATTTAAGTTCGGAAAATCCGCATTTCGTCTTTTGTTCCTCCTTCCAAAATCTTCGTTTGGGGAGCATAAAGTTTTATGAGCGTTTGATAGAGATGCAATGACGCCCGAGTGAGCGTGACACACACCTGTGGCAACGTGCCCGACGTAGAGTTTCATCAATAAATTCTATGTAAATGGAATTGTCCTTATCAAGCGAGTTTGGCGCTCGAATCGAGGCGGTATTGAAGGAGTTGGTGACGAAAACGACACAGGAAGCGCAAGTCCAACAAAAGCGGGAAATGGACGATAAACTCGGGCGGTTGGAACGTCGGTTAGGTCAGTTGGACGAGCAGATCCAAACCACGACGCGGTTTCGGTCGACGGCGTTGGACATGCTGGCGCGCATGCTCGACGAGCTGAGGGCCGTGCACGCGGCCGCGACGCCATTGGCCAGAGACGTTGGCGCTGACGCGACCACGCCGGTGCAATCGCCGCAGCATCAATCGTCCATCGCGTATCATGAGAGCGCACCCCAGCCGGTGCATGAGCCCGTTACTCTTAGCGATGTCCAACGATTTTTGATGCAGCGCCTGCCCGAATGAGTGTAGCTGCTCTCGTCGCACTGTGACGGTCGCATCGGATGACGCTCATTCGAGTATGATTCGGCCGACATTGCCAGCACGGGTGGGTCTACGACACACCAGACGACACACGGCAATGCGGTGGATGCGTCTCGTGTGTTGTAGACCCACCCGTGTTGGCAATGTCGGCCGAAAGCAGGGTAGGATTCTATGTTATGACTGGATGCATGCATCATCTTGTGACTCAAGTTTATGCCTCCCAAACGAAGATTTTGGAAGGAGGAACAAAAGATGCAATCCGGATTTCGAAGGAAGCACTTTTCAAGGGCGTGAGTACTCGATTTGGGCTACGAACCATTGAAAAGTATATCGAAAATCTGGATGTCATCTTTTATTCCTCCTTCCAAAATCGCCTGTGAGTTCGACAGACACATAATCATTGCTTTCATCACTCACATGGGTCGTTGACCTCGCCTAGCACTCCACGCAGTGGTGACGCACACTCAACCGTGCGCTGATGTGGTCGGGCGAAGGCGCGCAACAAAAGCGCGTTCAGCATTGTTCCGATGGAGGCGGTTGAGTCATGCATGCGACCAGGAGACGAAGCGCAAAGTATGATGAGACAGGCACGTCGCCATTCTATTCTATCATCATCATGTGAACATCATGATATGACCACGTCGTGATTTCAATAGACTTTTTCATGATTCTCAAACCATCATACGATCGAGTCGTCTCGACAGAGTCGACACTCGCATGCGACTCGATGATGCGAGCGCTGAGCAGTTCCCTTTCTTTAACACGGCCTGGTTGGTGCTACGCCGCTTTAACACGACGACATGGAAAACATCTTTCACACGGACGTGGCTCCACGAGTCTACTAACAAGGCGCGTTAAAGTACATGCGTGCGAGTCATGTCGTTCTCACCACATGAAGGTAGTGCGACGAAGGAACTCACATGATGATGATAGCGTGAGAGCCAGTGTTTATAACTCACAGGATGATATCGCGCACGCCCATTAAAACGACTGCGATGCTCTTATCCGGGAGTCTACGGAGTAGTACGGACGAAACCTTCATGCTATCACAGCCGTCGGCAACTCACCCCCGTTTTGGACAAACCTGCCTTTTCACGAATTCCCTTAAATTCGGATTCCAATTTCGGAACCACGAATTGTGGTTAAAATGTTTGGGAGATTCGTGAAAAGGCAGGTTTGTCCAAAACGGGGGTGAGTTGCCGACGGCTGCTACAGACACATCGCCATGTTATCATCATGGGATGTCGACAAAAACCAGGCATATACACGCCTTGCAAAACTCCCTTTAAAACGCCTGGTAAGCACGCCCTTTTAACACGACCGGCGTGCACGCCCTTTTAACACGACCGGCGTGCACGCCCTTTTAACACGAACGGCGTGCACGCTCTTTTAACAAGACAAATGTGATGTTCTTCATGCTATCATCATCTTGTTATGTCGTCGACACTGAGACAACGACCGGCGTGCACGCCCTTTTAACACGAAAAATGTGATGTTCTTCATGCTATCATCATCTTGTTATGTCGTCGACACCGAGACACTCAGTCACATCGTCATGTCATCATAGTCATCTTGTTATGACTAGTATTTAGTATTTCATGTGGCTGTGACTAGTATTTCATGTGGCTGTGAATACGAATTGATTTAAAATATCTGGGGCATGGTTAGCCCAATGTGAGTACCTAAACCATACTCCCTTAGGTGGTCGCGAAATTTACGCTCCCCAAACGAAGATTTTGGAAGGCCGAACAAAAGATGAAATCCAGATTTTCGACTGACTTTTCAATGGTTCGTAGCCCAAATCGAGTACTCACACCCTTGAAAAGTGCTTCGAACATCCGGATGTCATCGTTTGTCACACATTCCAAAATCTTCGTTTGGGAGGGGTAAAATTGCGCAAATTTTGGTCGATGCTAGGATGACTACAGATACATGCGCCAAGTATGCACGACAGGCAGGCACGCCCTTTACTGATGCGATGCGCTTCAGACGCAATCTTGATGATGTCATATCTTGCTAAGTTTATGCTCCCCTCAAACGAAGATTTTGGAAGGGCGAACCAACGTTTCAGAATGCGTTTCCCGGTGAAGCACTTTCCAACGATTCTTAGCCCAAATCGAGTACTCACTACCTTGAAAATGATTCACCGGGAAACGCATTCTGAAACGTTGGTTCGACCTTCCAAAATCTTCGTTTGGGATTTCGACCAATGTATGAACATCCATCTCATGTCTCGACCGATTTCGTTCCAGCCGGTTGGTCGATGTGCGATATTCGGTTTTGTATTTCTTGGCCATAAAATTACAAGATGCATCTCGCACATTATGCGGCACATCTCGACCGATTCCGTTCCAGTCGGTTGGTCGATGTGCGATGCCACTCGGTTCGGTACGGGCGCGGGTGGTCGTACGTCGCAAAGGTGAATCTAGATAAAAAAAGGAACATAAATGCCGGGTAGACACCTCGTTATTATCGACCACGCGCTGAGTGAAAGGCGGGTGTTTGGCGTCGCCACAATTGGTGAGCACATTGCACACACCAAGCGGGCCCACGTGAAAGTCAGGCGCGTGTCCACCCTCAAAGAGGCGCGTCGTGCATGTGCTCGCAATGCGAGCAACGATCCCGACTCGTGTCCGAAATGGGATACAATCAGCGTGCTTTTCGACGGGGTTTCTTCTGGAGACCAAACGATGGTAACCATTTTACGACGAGACATGTGCGTAGACCCCTATTCGAGTGAGTATCAAACGGGTCGGGTTTACCGGGACGTTCGCCGGACCATGGATTGCCTACGCCAGTCAGTTCGGCCGCCCGATGACAAAGCCGCGTACAGGGGAGTGTACGTGTATGCGTTTGATTACGGGATGTTGCCCGGTTTGCAACAATTTTTCTGTCCACTCACGCGTGCATCACACGGCGATGCCATCTGCGACGTTCCGGTGTTTCTCGGCGTAATTCGAACCGGAAATGCACCTGGACGCCGCGGCTCCGACTGGGACATCGAATGGGGCAGCCATTGTTGGTACAAACTACGAAAGTCGCAGCGCAAGCATGCGGAACGACACCTGTTTAAGGATGTTACCAAGCTAACGGTCTACAGTCTCTCCTCGAGCCCCCCCTCATCCACGGCACCCGTCTCGCAAAGCGTCGGTCGCATCCCCCGCTGGGACAACGCGTCGGATACTTTGACGAATGTGCCCACACTGACGCTTGCATCCAACTCGCCCGCGCAACCGTCGCAACAAGAGAGTGTTCCGGAATCTGTGCGTGAAGCCATGCTCACCGGTCACGCCTTTCCCGTGTATGCACAATTCCCCAAGACGACCGAAAACGGTCGCATATTAGGGTACACCCAGTACACCCAGTTGTGGTCGCTGTTCGAACAGCCCGTGTCCGACCACTACGGCACTACCGGCCAGTGGATCCAAGCAGGAGACAACTCTGATGGTGCGCCATGGGGGTCGATCGAGGGAGGATTCTTCGTGGCCGCCAAGTACGGAGGCGTCCGGTACCACGTCGCCGCGTCGACGCATCGGTATAACAATCGAAGCGACACGCTCGGTGGGTATGGCTTCTACGAACAAGGCCTGCCATTGCCATATCTCGCCAGGGTCGTACTCAGCCCGAGGCTTCTCTTGCCCCCGTACGGCATGTGCTTCACCCGAAAAAGCGAGGGCGGGCTCTTCGGTTCGGGCTGGATCGCCCTACCGTTGTTCGACTTCGAAAGCGCAAAAGTCAACAAATCTCCGCTTACGTGGACTTTCTTTGCGCACGCCACAAACTTCAACGGGCCCGTGTGCTGCTACCCGCCCCAGTTCTTCGAGCGGCGGGTTTCGAAATGGGCCGACTTGCGCCGTGCAGAGGACCGGTCTCTCCCGGAGTCGTACCTGACACACGACCCCGCAACATCGCTGGCATTCAACGGCCCCGTCGAGAGCACCGAGTATGTGTCAATCGGCGGGGAGATCCCAAACATCGGAGGTGCGTTCGTCCAGGGTAAAGAGGGCTCCTTTACGTGGAAAGTCCCTCGTATTCGCATTCCGAAGAAAGGGAGCATCTGGGTGTGTGACGCCCGCTTCTACCCCGAGAGCAACTACGTCGCGATCCAAAAAACGTTCGAAGTAACAACATCCTTGAAACCCACGCTTCGTTCGGTCCAAGCGGTGCTCAAAGGCACCTACAACATCGACATCGGTACGAAGTTCGTCGTCACACCAGGCGTTAAGGAGATCGACGACGTCCTAGACATCGACGCGAGGGTCACGGCCAGGAACGGCGCGTTCGTTGTCGAAGGGCTCGACGCCGGAAAGACGCTCGGGCGATACTTCAAGCAGACGACGACCGTCAAGGATAGAATAACGAACGGCACTGGCGAGACGGTAGATAGGCTCCTCTCGAAACGCGCCTCCAATGCTCCAAAAGACCAAGCGATCGCAAAAGCGGAGTTCAAAGCGCGAGACCAAGACGCGCCGGTTACGTTTACAAACAGGACTTTATATGAGTATGTGGAAAGAGTGAGCAAGCACACCGGTGGAATCAAGACGGTCACGCTCCAAGACGGAACAAGGGTGCGCTACGGCCTCGTGAGGTTCATCGATCAACCTGCGATCGTCTCGCTCGCTCGGGACTTCCCCCGCGACTTTACGCCGGCAAAGCTCGACCTCATCCAGAAGCGCTTCGAGAGAATCGCGGCGATGACACTCGAGCGCAGTAGCCGGAGTCTCCCACTCGTCACAATCGACCCTGCCATGCTGATCACGCCCATCCCAGGTCATGTACCAGTGGCAGTCGGGTCGGAACCGTTTAAAGGGGGAGCATCGACCCAAATGTACGACGAAACATGGTAACTTGTTTGGTATGAGTCGGAGAATGGTAAGTATGCACCACTCGCACATAGTCATGCTTGTGAGCACGCCCTTTAACACGGCTCGCACGCACGCTGCGGACCGGATGAGGTTCGGAGCCTTCAATGCAGTGTGGCGAGCCAAAAAGTAGTACTTTCAGCCCTCGGTAAAAGACGCATGCAAAACGTAGATAAGAAAATCGATAAGAACAACAAGCAATGATTTGGGTGTTTTCATGCAACGCAATCGACTCTAACGTCCATTTTCATGGCATTACAGTATGATGCGTGTTCCGACCCAAAATCATTTCTTGTTGCTCTTATCGATGTTCACTCACACACTCACACCCTTGAAAAAGTGCTTCGAAAACAAAAGTGCTTAGAAAACACACCCTGAAACCTTAAGAATCTTCGTTTGGGGCCCATTGGGGGACGCTACTGTTTCGAAAACGCGCTCTGAAAGGTTTGTTCGGCCATCCCAAATGATTGGGCCAAATCTTCTAAATCTAACATGGCGTGAATAATGTCGGGGGAATAAAGTGAATGGACACATCTAGGAAACGTAGTGCACGGTTAAGTTCCGGGTTATCACGCATGAATCGAACTATGATTTGTGCTAGCCCTGCACCTCGGCCGCATACACGCGCCGGGCCTCGTCGGCGTTGGCCTTGTTCTCGGCGTGCATGGTCGCATACTTGGCCTTGGTGTCGGCGTCCGCCGCCTTCCACCGCTCGCCGAGTAAACGGAACATGACGGAGCTCGGCGTGTCGGGTTGGTCTCGCTTGATCGCCACACGCTCGGCCTGTGAAAAGAGAACGAACGCCGAGACGGCCCGCTTCGGTGCGTTGGGATCGACCTTCTTACGCTTCGTGGGTTTGGGCGTGTGAGTGGTGTCTGCCGACTCGGCATCGGAATCGTCCGCGTGCACCTCGGCCGCATACACGCGCCGGGCCTCGTCGGCGTTGGCCTTGTTCTCGGCGTGCATGGTCGCATACTTGGCCTTGGTGTCGGCGTCCGCAGCCTTCCACCGCTCGCCGAGTAAACGGAACATGACGGCGCTCGGCGTGTCGGGTTGGTCTCGCTTGATCGCCACACGCTCGGCCTGAGAAAAGAGAACGAACGCCGAGACGGCCCGCTTCGGTGCGTTGGGATCGACCTTCTTACGCTTCGTGGGTGTTGGGGTATTTTTAGGCACTTTCGCTGCGACCTCCAACGCTACTGACTCGTCAGACGAGTCGCTAGCGCTGTTGTGAACAATCACCTCGGGGTTTCGAGTGTTCATTCGGAGAGTATGAATGAATCCTAAACACAAACCTTTTAAATCAATTTTGTGGTTCGGTCGTTTCCGCCGAGTCCTACTCGTTTCGGGTTGTAAAGCGCTGTATGCTACGGAGAGCCAAACATTGGCAAGCAAACACTCATTCATGGCTCCCAAACGAAGATTTTCGACGGTCGAACGAACGAGCCACTCGATGACTCGACGATGAGACATTTCGAAGCACTTTTCAATGGTGAGTGCCTGATTTGGGGCACGCGCACCCATCACGACAGCATCACAGTGCGAGTTCGACTGACACATCGACATGCTATCCACATCTGGTGAGTTGGACAGACACATCAGCATGCAATCTTCATCTTGTGACTCTGAAGTTGAGTTCGACATGCACATCACCAATGATTCACCATGGAAGCAGCAGGGTTGGCATGCACGCTCTTTTAACACGGCTGGCATGCACGCTCTTTTAACACGGTGGACCCATCACGACAGCATCACAGTGAGATCGACAGACACATCAGCATGCTATCTTCATCTTGTGACTCTGAAGTTGAGTTCAACATGCACATCACCATGGAAGCAGGGTTGGCATGCACGCTCTTTTAACACGGCTGGCAAGCACGCTCTTTTAACACGACTGGAATGAACGCTCTTTTAACACGGTGGACCCATCACGACAGCATCACACAGTGAGTTCGACTGACACATCGACATGCTATCCACATCTTGTGACTCGGAAGTTGAGTTCAACATGCACATCACCATGAAAGCATGGTTTGCATGCACGCTCTTTACCACGGCTGGCAAGCACGCTCTTTTAACACGACTGGAATGAACGCTCTTTTAACACGGTAGACCCATCACGACAGCATCACAGTGAGAACGACTGACACATCGACATGCTATCCACATCTTGTGAGTTGTACAGACACATCAGCATGCTACGCACACCCTTGAAAAGTGCTTCGAAAACGCACTCTGAAATGTTTGTCCGGCCTTCCAAAATCTTCGTTTGGGGATCATAAAGTTGTGAGTTCGACCGACACAACATACACTGCCGCCGTCACTGCCGCCGTCACTGCAGTGAGTTCGACAGAGACATCGTCATGCTATCCCCAGTTTTATGACTCCCAAACGAAGATTGGGGAAGGCCGAACGAACCGTCCGGAACGTCGTTTATACGCACTTTTCAAGGGCGTGAGTACTCAAACGTGGGCTAAGAACCGTTGAAAAGTGCGTCGAAAAGATGTTCCGGACGGTTTGTTTGGACTTTCCCAATCTTCGTTTGGGTACTCAATTCATGCCCCCAAACGAAGATTTGGGATGGAGGAACAAACGATGAAATCCGGATTTTCGACCGACTTTCAATGGTTAGTAGCCCAAATCGAGTACTCACCAAACGAAGATTTGGGAGGGAGGGATGGAGTATACATTTACGGGCACTGACTCATTTTCGGCGCCATTGTGGCGAGCAAAAAAGTCGCACTTTCAGGCCTCGGTCGAACGGGACATGAAAAAGTAGATAATAAAAATAGATGAGAACAAACGCAGGGATTTGGGCAGGCAAACTCATGCATCGGTAATGAAAATGAAAAGTACAGCCTGTAAAGTTGAATGAGTCAGGATGACGTGCATTGACATGCCACAATCCTTGCTGTTTTCATCGATTTTTCTTATCTACTTTATCCCTCCCAAACGAAGATTTTGGAAGGATGAACAAAAGATGAAATCCGGATGTTCGACGCACTTTTCAAGGGCGTGAGTACTCAACTTGGGCCAATGAACCATTGAAAAGTCAGTCGAACATCCGGATTTCATCTTTTGTGCAACCTTCCAAAATCTTCGTTTGGGGAGCATATACTTTCTCATACGTGCCTTACCCGAGGCCTGAAAGTGCGACGTTTTTGCTCGCCACGGTGATTGTCGGCGAATTTGTCGCACACACTCGACCGGGTGTGACAAACTGATTTAAAACACGCGGTCGGAACATAAGTCGCGGATGATATATGACGCGAAACTCGCCATATGCAGCCTGGAAAAGTGGTTCGGTTATTCGGAGTTTCGCCCCGACCAGGAGCCCATCGTCCGGGCCGTCGTCGAGGGCCACGACGTGTTTGTCGGCATGCCCACCGGGTTCGGCAAGTCGCTCTGCTTTCAGTTGCCCTGCTTGATCCGCGGTGGCCTGTCGGTCGTGATCTCGCCGATGATTAGCCTGCAGAACGACCAAGTCCAGACGATGCGACAGCACGGCATCCAGGCCACCTGCCTGCACTCCGAGTTGTCCGGACTCGAGTACGACGACCGCGTCGCGATGGTGCGCCGTGGACAGTGTTCGATGCTGTATCTGAGCCCCGAAAAACTGCAAACGGCGTCGATCCTGGACCTCATTTGCGAGTGCAACGTGCAGATCGTCATCGTCGACGAGGCACACTGCATCTCGCAGTGGGGGCCCGACTTTAGGGCGTCGTATCGGCATATCCCCCTCATTCGCGCGCGCATCCCGTCCATCCAAATGGTCGCCTTCACCGCGACGGCCACCAAGGTCGTCGCGAGCGACATCGTGAGCAACTTGCAGCTAAACACCCCGAAGATGTTCGTCGGCACCATCGACCGCCCCAACCTGTTCTACCGCGTCGTGGCGAAGACCGACGGCGCCTACGCCGAGCTATACGCGCACCTGCTGAGCCATCGCCAGTCGACCATCGTCTACCGAACGAGCAAAAAGGGCGTCGACGAGTTTACGGCGCTGTGCGTCCAGCGCGGCATTCGTGCGATGGCGTACCACGCCGATATGTCGAAGGCCGACAAGAAGGCCACGTACACGTCCTTCATGATGAACACCTGCGACGTCGTCGTGGCGACCGTCGCGTTTGGGATGGGCATCGACAAGCCCGACGTGCGATTCGTCATCCACCTCGACGTGCCCACCTCGGTCGAAAACTACGTGCAGGAGACGGGCCGCGCGGGGCGCGACGGGAAGGACAGCGAGTGCATCCTGTACTTTAGCAAGACGGACTGCGCGCGCAAGACGTTTGCGCTGACCTCCGACGCGGAGCGCGCATCCTTCGCCCGGATGGTCAAGTTCTCCGAAACCACGACCTGCCGGCGCGCCTTTCTGCACGACCACTTCGAACAGACGATGCCGACCGGCCCGTGCACCAAGTGCGACAACTGCCATTCGGTGGTGTGGGACATCGAAAATCAGACCGCGAACGCCACGCACATCCTCCAGTGCATCATCGAGTTTCGCCAACGCCAGTTCGGCGCCAACTACATCGTCGACGTGCTGCGCGGCGCGCAATTGAGCAAAATCAAGGCGAATCAGCACACCACCATCGCGTCCTTCGGCCAATGCCGGACGCAACCCAAGGCCCTGTTACTGGACGTCGTGTCGAGGCTGATCGAGTGCGGCTATCTGAGCCAAACACCGGGCAAGTACACCGTCTGCTCGGTGACTCCGAGTGGTCGCGCGTTCCTAGGCTCCAAAGAGCCGTTTCTGATCAAGAAGCGGCAGACGACGGGGATGATTCACAACAGCGAGCTCCGCGCGCGGCTCTTGCATTATCGGACGCAGCAGGCGCTGATGCACCAAGTCGCACCGCACTCCATTCTAAGCGAGCCGACCATCGACGCTCTGGTGAGCACGCCCATCCACTCGACGTCCGATTTGCAGAAGATCACCGGCATGAGCGAAATCAAGTTGGCAATGTTTGGGACCGAGTTGCTGAAGCTCATCCGAGAAGACGACGAGCTTGCTCACCACCCGGCGATGGCCAGCCACTGCACGTGCACCACCACCATCGACACAACCGACGACGGTTTCGCCGACGATTTGGCCGCACCGAGCATCCGTGACACTGCGGTCCGCGACACTGCGATCCGCGACACTGTGACCGCGCCGACGAAGCAACCGACGACGACGCAACCGCCGACCACACAGCCCACGACGACCGCACGAGAGTCGCAACGGACGGTGCAGTCTGAGACCACCGGGCACGTGCACGTCCACGACGCGGCCCCGCGCGAGACGATTCCACCGCACTGCACCGATGCGATGGTGGCCATCCACACCAGGACACTGCAGTCCCACGTCGACGATGGGCGCCTGACGGAAACGCAGGCACTGGAGTGCGTCGACCAGTACGCCAGGGCGTTTCCGAGCATGGTCGCGACGTCCTTCGCCGTGGACGACGTGGATAAGCGACGGGCGCTATGTCGCCTGTTCTGTGAACACGGAACCAAGCACATCGACGACGCGTCGGCGACAACGCACGCGCTGTGCACGCGACTGGAATTGCGAATGTTTGCCATTTGGTGGACCGACTGGAACGGGGGACGGTCGACCGGGCAGTCGCCGCCGTCTCTGGATGTTTTGGCGAGCACTAAATTTGGCTAGCACTAAATAAAAATTCGATTTAAAACGCCATAATTAAGAGATGGTGTCTGTCAGGGATAACTCTCGCGGAGGGGATGCGTACGAAGACGTGCACGCGCTGCTCCTGCGACTCTCGCACTGTGAAGCCAAACGGTACCTCCGGATGAAAAACGCACACGAGGAACTGATCACGCTGCTGATAACGGTCGTCGTGTTGCTCGCTATCATTCTATTTATCATGATTTGGAAATTGTGCTGAATGAAAGAGAGGACGGCAACAGTTACGCGACGCCTACTGTCATGATGAAGGCTCGAAGCGACATATAGTATTTCAAGCCACGGTCGAGTGGATGGATGATGCGAACACGTAGATAAGAACAATCGAGGACAACCAAAAGCGATGACTCATTTTGGCTGTCCTCGATTGTTCTTATCTAGTATCTACGTTTCCATGCGCATCGTCATCAGCGTCTCACCACCGCGCAGTGTCTCCTGGTGCGGCTGGCAGTCGCAGGTGCAACGGAACGTGTCATTTTCATTTGATTTCACGAATCACGACAAGGACAATCGCATGTTATGTTAATCTTGGGAGTTTCATTCGTACATCGCATGCTACTATCTGTTGCACTTTCGAGTCAAAGTTTCGACCGAGGCTCGAAAGGGGCATAAAAGAGTAGATAAGAAAACTCGATAACAGCAAAGCAAGGATTTTGGGAGGAAAGCCCATGCAAAGGTAATGAAAATGACAAGTAGCGTTGAATTACGTACATTGAAATGCAAAAATCATTGCTTCGAAACCGATGTTGTCGCATGTTGTCCAGCATTTTAGTCGCATGTTTTCCTACGTTTTAGTTGCATGTCCACCTGGCCAGGCTGAAAGTGCGACTTTTTTGTTCGCCGCACTGCATTCGAGGCGATGTGTTGGTTTCTGGGATGCTACTATAGTTTGTAACAACTTTGCAAGTTTACCCCTCCCAAACGAAGATTTTGGAAGTCCGAACCAACCTTTCCGAATGTGTTTTCGAAGCACTTTTCAAGGGCGTGAGTACTCCATTTGGGCTACGAATCGTTGAAAATTGTTTCGAACACAC